TTGGCAAATTTACTGAGTTGTATGTTATGCCGTCGCAAGTGATGGAGATTATATCGAATGGTATAATGGAGCCGGTATCTAAATATAAATTAGAATACAACGGAACAAAATATATTGACGCATCTGAAATCTGCCATATTAAAGACTTCAATCCTTACTACGATGGTACTGGATCACATATGTACGGACAATCGCCGTTAAGAGCGGGTTTGCGTTCATTAACAACAAACAATGAAGCGGTACAAACGGGAGTAAAATATCTACAAAACCAAACTGCAAGAGGTTTATTAACTTCTGAGATGGGCGACATTAATGAAGTACAAGCGCAACAATTAAAAGATAAATTTAGACGTCAGCATCAAGGCTCAGACAATGCCGGAGATATTATCATAACTCCAAACAAAATGTCTTGGGTTAATTTTGGATTAAATGCCTCTGATGTTTCTTTGATAGCGCAATACAACGCCTCAATAAAAGATTTGTGTAATATCTACAATGTACCAGTGCAATTACTAAACAATACTGATTCATCCTCTTATAACAATATGAAAGAGGCTAAAAAGGCATTGTATCAAAACGCAGTTATCCCTGAACTTGTAAAAATTAAAGACGAATTAAATAGATGGTTAGCGCCTAAATATGGCGACAAACTTTGTATTGAGTTTGATTTTTCTGTAATACCTGAGATGCAAGAGGAAACTGAAAAGATTGTAAATCAGTTATCTAAAGCGTGGTGGATTACGCCAAATGAAAAGCGTTCTGCAATGAACTACGGAAAGGATGAAGAAAATACTCAATTAGACGATTACTTTATACCGGCTAATTTAATTCCTACAAATCCAAGCGATATTGATTTACCTATTGATCCAATAGATTTAGACGTAAACAAGTTTTTAGGTCAAAAAAAAAACGAAATAATTAAGGCAGAAACTTATAATAATTATCCTCAATCTGCGACCAATAACGCTAAAAGGATGATTGAATGGCGTGAAAAATATGGGCGTGATGTTGTTACTGCCGGAACAGAAGTAGGTTGGCGTAGAGCATCGCAACTCGCAAACAGAGAAAACATTTCTTTAGATGTTGTTAAAAGAATGGCGCAATTCAACCGCCACAGAGAAAACGCAAAGATAGATCCTAAATATAAGGGAGAGCCTTGGAAGGACAACGGCTATGTAGCTTGGAACTTATGGGGTGGAACTGCCGGGGTTGATTGGGCAATAAGAGAAGTAAACAAATTAAAAGACGACTAATTGAGGTTAGACAAAGACAAATGGCAAAAGGCTTTTGAAAAGGAATTGGACAAAGCCGAAAAAAGGCAATCCTCTAAAGTAAGGCGATACTATAAAAACCAATACTATAAAGGAGCAGAATCTTTTTTGTCTAGCGGTCAAACATCATTTCAACTTTTATTTAGTACAAGTGAATTACTTAAAATTTATCGTGATTTATATTCTGATATCGGTTTACAATTTGCCAAATGGTATGCAAGAAATTTTGATAAATACATAAAAAAGGGAGTTAATCCAAATCAATACGTTAGTGAATGGCAAAATTCTTTTGCGTCTTATGGCTCTGCCGTAGGTGCTGAAAGGGTTACTTTAGTTAGTGGTACTGCAAAAGCAACACTTCAAAAAGTTACAAGAAATTTAATGACTGATATTGATTTTCAAAATCTAGGTATTGCCGAAAAGACTAGGATTTTAAGAAGTCAATTCAATAGGTATTCAGCGTTTCAAGCGGAGCGATTAGTTAGAACAGAGGCAACAAGTGCTGCGAACTTTGCAACTTTAAAATCTGCAAACACAATATTCCCGGCGGCTGATATGATGAAAGAGTGGGTTGCGTCTTTTGATGACAGAACTAGGTCAACTCACGCTGAAGCCGGAGCAAGTGAGCCAGTTCCTCAAAATGAGCCATTTATGGTTGGGGGTGCTTTAATGATGTACCCGGGAGACCCAAGCGGCCCGGCTAGTGAGGTAATTAATTGCCGTTGTTCAATAGCGCCATTTCCAAAAGAAAACGCACAAGCGACCGGAGAAATCACTGACATTAACTTTGGTTTAGGTGGCGGAACTAGGACGGGTTATGGTTTAGGAGATTTTGTTGCAGATGTCGGAGCGACTGTTGCATCAGGTGTTCAAGACGCAAAAGAATCAATGCGTCCTGATGCGTGGAGCAAAATAGTTCCAAAAAATGCTAAAGTAAATGATAATTATTTATCTTTGCTAAAAGAAAGGCCAAAGTTACAAAGTTCAAACAATGGCTCTTATGCGAGTGGTAACACAATTGTTATTGACACTAAAAGGTTTAACTCTGACACTATTGGAAGGGTTTTAGCGCACGAATTTGGACACGTAATACACAAACAACGCGAATGGGTACTTTTGTCAAGTAGACGGTATCGTAGTATCGATGAAGTAGTAAGTTTTTATAAATCACAAAGGAAAAAAATAGGAATAAACAAAAGAGGCGCTGACAAGTTTAAATATTTTGAACACGTAGATAAATTTAGTTGGAATCATAAAAATTCAATTAGAAAACAATTTTCTAATTTAACAGATAAACAATTTACTGAAAGTTACGCCGCAGTTGCTGATTATTTTGGTGCTATGACTAAAAATAAAGTAGGTTGGGGCCATTCAAATGGTTATTATAGGAGTGAAGGTTGGCGACACGCAGAAATGTTAGCACACGCATTTGAAAATAAGTATCAAGGTAATTTAGTATTTAAAAAACTATTTCCTGAAATATACGAGGACACAATTAAATGGATTGATGAATTGATAAATTTATAAAATGGATAAATTAGAAAAACTTTTAAACGAATATTTAGATTTACACCCTAAAGCCGAAACTCCTTTAAATTATTTTAATGTATTAGGCGAGGAAAAATTAATTGAGGTTTTAGAGAAGTCAAACGGAAGGCAAATAAAATGGATTCCAAACTTTACTGGAGATGTTTTAGATGGTGGAGAGGTGCAATATATCTAAAATTTAAAAAATCGTATATTTACAAAAATTTTTTATATGAACACAATTCTTTATAAGGCGGCTCCAGTTGGAGAGTTAATTGATGCGGATGAAAAAGCCGGAATCATAAAAGGTTACGGATCATTCTTTGGAAACAAAGATTCTGATTCTGATATAATTATGAAAGGCGCATACAAAAAGACAATCGCCGAGAATGGCTCTAGAGTTAAATATTTATATCAACACGATATGAATCAACCAATCGGTAAAATGACCGAACTTTATGAGGATGACAAAGGTTTGGTTTTTGTTGCAGAGATTGCTAAAACGCAACTAGGAAAAGATGTTGTTGAGTTAATGAAAAGCGGAGTAATAACCGAAAATAGTGTAGGTATATTACCAATACAAAAGCAAGACAAGGGAGATTATAGAGAAATCAACGAGGTTAAACTATATGAAATTAGCGCCGTTACATTGGCAGCTAATGACCAAGCTAAAATATTAGATGTAAAAGGTAACGTAGATTTAGAAAAAGTTTCTAAACGATACGATAGCCTTTCTAAACTATTGCGCAAAGGCGACATTTCAGACGAGATGGGTTACGCTATTGAAGCAGAAGTATTAAAATTAAAATCATTATTTATTGAGTTCACGAAGCCGACAGAAATTATCACTTCGCCGAATGTTGAAGTAAAAAGCAATGATTCAGAAGTGTATAATTATTTATTAAATTCATTAAATTCATAAAAAAATGAACGAAGAACTAAAAGGTCAATTAGACGGAATAAGCAAGTCTATTGACGCAAAGATTGAAAAATCTAATTCAGACGTTGTAAACAACGTTGTTGAAAAAGCTAACGAGATTGTAAAATCAGAAGTAAGCGGAATGGCTACTAAATTAAACGAGCGTTTAGACGCTATGGAAGTAGCAAACAAAAAACAATTCAATAGCCAAAAGAAAGTAACTTTTAAAAGTGCTTTACAAGAGGCGTTGGATAATGGAGCAGTAGAAGGAATTGCAAAAGGTAATTCTAGAAGCGCATCATTTGAATTAAAAGCAGATATGACTGTTGCAGCTGATTTTACTGGAGAAGTAATTCCGGCGGACAGAGTACCAGGTTATAAATTTGACCCAACAAGACCAGTTCACGTAAGACAATTACTAGCTACTGGATCAACTCAATCTGATGTTGTAAGATATGTAAAAGAATCAGGATATTCTAACGGTGCCGCTGCAACTGCTGAAGGTACAACTTTAGGACAATCTGACTTTGATATGACTGCGGCTGATGCTAACGTAAGAAAAATCGGAACTTACTTCCGTATTTCTGAGGAAATGTTAGCTGATACACCTCAATTAACATCATACCTTTCTGCAAGAGCGCCTGAGAAACTTTTAGAAGTTGAAGATGCTCAAATATTAAGCGGAGACGGAACTGGTGCTAATTTAAGTGGTATCATTACTGATGCAGCTGATTTTGATGTATCTGCAAGTGGTGCATTTTATCAGTCTGTTGATTCTGCAAATGAGTTTGACGTTATCGTTGCTGCATTAAATCAATTATCATTATTGAATTATAGCGCTGACTGTATTATGTTAAATCCTACTGACTTTAACAAAATCTTATTGTTAAAAGATTCAACTAACAAATACTTGAAAGACCAAGTTTATAACGGATTACAACCTTCTTTTTCAGGAGTAAAAGTAATTCAGAATACTGCTATCGCTGCGGGAACTTTCTTAATCGGAAACTTCGGTATTGGTACTCAGTTATGGGTTAGACAAGGTGTGAACGTTGAATTCTTTAGAGAAGATGGAACTAACGTAAGAGATGGTTTTGTAACTGTTAGAGTAAGCGAAAGAGTTGCTTTAACAAACTACTTACCAAATGCGTTTGTAAATGGATCATTTGCTACTGCAATCGCAGCATTAGAGACTCCATAATAACTAAAATAATATATTTTGAAAGGCCTAGATTAATTTCTAGGTCTTTTTTTATGCCCTTAATTTACAAGGGTTTATAAATAAAATGAAAAAAAACTTTAAATAAAAGTGAAAATATTTTTTTAATTCCAAAAAAGGTTTTATCTTTGGAGGGTGGGAAACAAACTACCGCGTTAAGACAAACAAAATGACATTTCAAAAATTATTTTTAGAAGCACAAGCAAAATTCAACAATGGTTATTCAGAATCAAGATTAGTTGATTTTGTATTCACTAATGCAAATAACGATACACAAGCAAACAAAATCTTAAATGAAATTTTAAAATAAAACAAAATGAAAAAACTTCAAACTTTAGTATTGATTTTAGCGCCTAGCTATTTCATCGTCAGATTATTAACGGGATTATTATTCAACGTATAATGAGCAAGACACCAAAACACTACGACAATGGCGCAAACTATGACGTCATAGATATTGCAAACGATTACAATTTATCTTTTGCTAGAGGTAACGCCGTTAAATACATTGTAAGGGCGGGAGTAAAAAAACAAGACACAGAGATTGAGGATTTAGAAAAGGCGATTACTTGTTTAGAAAGAGAGATTAATTACCTAGAAAAAAATAAGTTATGTGTATAGTTGACCACGAATTAAACGAGCATTTAGATTCTTTAGAGGAAAGGAGCGAATGTATGGAGTGCGGTGTTGATGTTTCTTTAGGCAAACACTATTGTTGTTTCAGTTGCTTAAACGCATCTAATAGATAGCGCCTAAACGCTTTCTAATGACTACTAACCTACGTTAAAACGTGGGTTTTTTTTATTTTCGCTATCTTTACAAATATGAATAGCAGTCAAATTGGATGTTTAGCTGAGTACAAGTTTGCGACTACTGCAATGGAACAAGGCTTTTACGTTTCTTTTCCCTTACTACATACTTCAAGGTATGATTGCATCATTGAAACGCCAAAAGGATTGTCTAAAATACAAATTAAATCAGTTCACAACTTTACAGATAGGTCAAGAGTTTTTTTAAGAGACACAAAGAAAAACCTATACAATAAAAAAGACGTAGATTTTTTTGCTATTTACTACAAAGAGAAAGACGGATTCTTTATTTTAAAAAATGACGGCAAACAAAAATCATTTGAATTAACATCGCCTAAATATTTAAAATATTTTAATAACTTTGCAGAACTTTAAATGTTTTCAATTTTGTTTTCCAACGAAAAGGCGTCGCAAACTAATGTGGCGCTTTTTTTTTATCTTTACAAAAATATTCATAATATGAAACTAAAAATAAAACAATCCATTTTAAAAGGAGGTAAGCGTTACAATGAGGGCGATGTTATAGAGTTAGACGCAAATACTGCTGAGAACTGGATTAAAAAAGGTTTAGGATCTAAAATATCTAAAAAGAAAGAGAAACAAACCTTTGAGACTAAAGAACTAAAGGTTGAATATAAAGAAATCAAATCAGATGAGACAAATTAAAATCAACGCAACAACCGGGAATGAAATATTAACCGCTCAAAATGTTAAAGACTACGCACGTATTGACACAAGCGCAGACGATAATTTAATTACTGCAATGATTTCTCAGGCTCGAATATGGTGTGAAAATTATATTTCAAGAGATATTGTTCCAAAAAATAGAACGTACTACTTAGATACAACAAATGGTTTATTCGATTTACCTTTTGGCCCGATTGCTAGTATTTCAGAGGTAACTATTGACGGAACGGCTACAACTGATTATGAAATACTTGGTTTAGATAATGAAACGATTGAACTAGATGGAGGCTCTGCCGAGAGAGTTAAAATTACCTATGTAACATTAGGGATAAATGATTCTTTAGTAAAACAAGCGATGTTGCAACTTATATCAACATATTACGATAATAGAGCGGATTTTATTACTGAGCAAGATAATGTTTCGGAAATACCAACATCAACAAGACAAATTTTAACGTCTTATAAAACTATGTTTATTTAATGGACGCCGGAAAACTAGATTCTAAAATAACAATAAAGCGATTAGTTAAGTCGCCTGATGAATTTGGCGGGTTTAATTCTACTTTGTCAGAGGTTGCAACCGTATGGTGCAACTTAAAGCAGATTAGCGGAGATATAAGCGATAAGCTAGGCAAAAGAACTCAAGACATTCAGATTGAAATAATGATGCGTAAAAATACCGCAGATTTAATTCAGTTAGGAGATATATTTACATTAGAGGGCGGTACAAAGAATTATCGTATAAATGAAAAGTATGAGTTTGATTTAGATTTTTATACTAAATTATTAGCAACAAAATCTCAATAAAATGAATATTAAAATCGACCAATCTGATTTGGCTCAACTTAAAAAAAAGTTAGACAATTTACGTTCCTTTGATAAAAATACGCTATCAAGAGAACTAGGCTCGGCCGGTATGGATATAGCTAGGATTGCAAAAAGAGCTGCACCAGTTGACAAGGGTACATTAAGGCAATCGATAAGGTCAGAAAAGAAAGGCAAAACTGTTGAAGTTATAGCCGGAGCAAAATATGCGCCTTACCTAGAATTTGGAACGGGTGCTTTTGTAACTTTTGATGATATGCTAGAACTAGGAATACCAAAGAGTTATGCGGAACAATTCAAAGGCTCAAAGCCGGGTTATATGAAACCTCAGCCGTTTTTCTTTGGCTCTGCTAGAATAGGTCTAAAAAAATTATTAACTCGTTTAAATGGCGAAATTAAAAAAGCAATAAAATAAGATGTTAGAGGCGATTCACTATGTAAGAAAAGGAATTATTGCAAAATTAAATGGCAACGTTTTAATTAACAATGTCGCCGTACCGGTTTACAATCGTATTCCAACGGATGCAACCTATCCATTGATTAGAGTTTATTCAGTTTCAACAGACGAAACAGACCAAAACCAACAATCATTCATAACTGAAACAATAACACGAATAGAATGTATTTCAAAATTTTATTCAGATGATGGTGGGCAATTAGATACTAATTTAATGGTATCTCAATGCTTACAAAAACTTAGAACTAGGTCTGCAAACTATATTGATTTAGCGCCTAACGGATTTAATGTTTATACAAGCGAAAACAATGGCGTTACTTATCTAGAAGATGATCTAGCAGATTCAACTTATTTTAGAGGTATAATTGAACTATCTAATAAGATTGAACAAATTAACGCAGTTGGAGGTTTACAAAGTGAATTACAAAACGAATTACAATCATAAAATATAAATAATGGCTAAAATAACTTTCTCAACAAAATCAGACAATCAAACCTCAGTACTTCCTGAAGTTAATAAGGTAACTGCTGCCAATATAAATGAAATAAAAAATTCAGTAAATGCCTTGTATGATTCGCAAGGTGGTTGGGTTGACTATGAAGATTCAGCAACTACTACGACGCCAATAAACTTGACGCAAAACGTTTGGACGGATTTAACAAATGACAAGGCCGGTAGCGGTACAATAACAACATACAAGCCTAGTTTTGTAACGGGCGATTTATGGGATTCTGCATCTAACTCGTTAGATTTTTCAGAAGTTGGAGCGGGTAGAGTTATGATTGTTAGAAACGATTTTGATATAACTGCCGGTGCATCAAACACAAGATTAGACGCACGTTTATATTTTCCTGATACTGGAAAAAGTGTTGAATTTATGCACGATAATATTGCAAACAATAATGATTTGGTAAGGTATTCGAGAACTACTCAATTGTTTACGCATACAGATATTTTAACAAGTGGTTGTAAAATTCAAGTTAAAGTAGATAAATCAGGAGCAACTGCAACAGTTGAAAACTTTTTAATTACGCTTATATCACATTTCTAAAACAAAAACAATGCGACAAATAAACAAAATCATAATACATTGTAGCGCTACCCCTGAGGGTAGAAAAACAAGCGCCGAAGAAATAAAGAGTTGGCATTTAGAAAGAGGTTTTTCTGATATTGGTTATCATTATATTGTACACTTAGACGGCTCAATTTCTTATGGTAGAAACATTGAGAAAATTGGCGCACATTCTAGAGGCCAAAATAAAATGTCAATAGGTGTTTGCTATATTGGAGGTTTAGACGAATGTTTAGACGCTAAAGATACTAGAACGCCACAACAAAAAGAAAGTCTTTTAATCTTGTTAAAAACACTAAAAAAATTGCATTCTAAAGCGGTTATTTATGGTCATAGGGATTTTAGTCAAAAGGCTTGTCCGAGTTTTAATGCATTTGATGAATATAAATTTATTGAGTAATGTCAAAGAAAAAATTTAAAGACACAAAAGTTGGTCAATTTATACTAAAAAAAATACCGGGTTTTGTTGGCGATATACTTCCACAAAAAGGAGTTTTAGGAGTTGTTAAAAATTTAATTGACAACGAGCCTGAATTAACAAGTCAGGACAAAATACAATTGCACAATGAACTGATTGAATTGTATGAGTTAGAAGTTGCTGACAGAGATTCGGCTAGAAAACGAGAAGTTGAAAAGGCCAAATCAGGAGGCTTTGATCTTATGTTTAACTTGACCGGTGTTGTTGGGTTAGGCGCATTTGCTTTTATTATTTATGCGATTGTATATTTACAAATCCCGGAATCTAACAAAGAGGTTTGGATTCATTTAATTGGAATTAGTGAGGGAATTGTATTATCAATTTTCGGATATTTCTTTGGCTCTGCCGTTAGAAAGAATGGCTAAAATAAATAATTTAAATTTTTGTATTTTTGTGAATATAAAATTTAAATAAAAAAAATGGCGTCAGATTTATATTATTCTAGTGAATTTCAAAAATTATCATTCGGAGACAAAGGTTTAAGAGTAATTGCTGCATCAGCTACATCATTAGCGGGAGAAAACTTTTGCGCAATACAAGCGATAGAATCCTCAGTAATTTCTTGCGACATTGATACAATAGGAGGCGATACTTCAATAAGTTCGTTATCTATGAGTACTGGTGTTGTTATTTATGGAAACTTTGATGATGTTAGTGTTGCAAGTGGTAAGGTTATTTGTTATTTAAGGTAAAATTATATGATTGGATTAGGTTTAAGTTTACAAGTCGATCAAAAAAGTATTTTTTACTCTTTAATAGTTCAAAATTACGTTGCAAGAGTTATTGCTGACGGCGGAACAATTGAGGCGGTTGATTGCGTACAATCAAAATTGTCTTTATAAAAAATAACATAATAAATAAAACTCTAAAAATATGTCTTTAGCGGATCAAGCAAGTCTTTTATTAATCCCAAGTGGTTATAAATCACAAAAAGTTTATTCTATTTTTCCTACTGATGGAGATGGGGATTTTGATTTTTCACGAAGTGGCTCAGCCACAAGAATAGCAAAAAACGGATTAATAACAACAGTTGATTCAAATATTCCTAGACTTGAATATCCAATGATTGACGGTGTTCAAAAAGGATGTCCTAGTCTTATTTTAGAGCCACAGAGGACTAATATATTTCAAAGGTCAGAAGAATTTTCAAATGCTTATTGGAATATTTCAAGAATAGAAACTCCTTATATTGCAGATGTTGTATCTCCAGATGGTACATTAAATGCTTACACTTTAGAAATTTCTAATGGAGAAACTAATGGGGGTGGAGTTTATAGAAGTGGTATATCTATAAGTGGCGATAATTCTTGGTCTGTATTTGCAAAGAAAAAAACTGCTAATTATTTAGTCCTTGCAGATACTGGTACTACAACCAATGCTGCTTATTTTGATTTAGAAAATGGTACTGTTGGAACTACATATAACGCAACTGGAGAGATGCAAGATTTTGGTAATGGATGGTACAGATGTACAATGAAATATACTTTAACGTCATCTGGCATAAAATTTATTTATTTATCTAATTTAGATGGTGCAACAAATGGTGGTGTTGTTGGTGGCGATAGTATCTACATCTACGGCGCACAATTAGAACAAGGCTCATTTCAAACAAGCTATATCAAATCCAACGGAAGTGCTACTACTCGTCAAGCAGAAACTTGCAACGGAGCGGGAGATGCAGCTACGTTTAACGATTCAGAAGGTGTATTGATGGCAGAAATTAGTGCTTTGGCTGATGATGGTACTAACAGACAGTCTGCTTTAAGTGATAATAGTTCATCAGATAGAGTTATGATAAATTTACACGCAACGTCAAATCAAATACAAGGTTATATTACAAATAACGTAGGCGAACAAGCAGATATGAGATATATTGTTGCCGACTCAACTTTATTTAATAAGGTTGCAGTTAAATATAAATTAAATGATTGTGCACTTTGGGTAAATGGATTTGAGGTAGCAACAGACACTAGTGCAACAATGCCTAGTAGTTTGCAGGTATATGATTTTGATAATTATGGAGGTTCACTTCCTTTTTACGGAAAGGTTAAACAATTACAATACTACAATTCAGCATTAACAGATAGCGAACTAGAAAAAATCAGTTCTTGGACATCTTTTACAGATATGGCAGAAGGACAATTATACACAATAGAATAATATGGCACAGAAACTTAAATTCGGTAACGGAACTTTTGCGACAAAAGAAGGCTCTACGTTAGCTTATAATGACGAAGGTGGAAATTTTAAACCTCTACCTTTTACAACAACTAGGAATAGTATTGCAACAAGAGTAAACAAAGAAGGATTAATAGAAGTAGTTGGTAATGATATACCAAGAATAGATTATACAGATAGTGCAGATGGTGTTCTTTTGTTAGAGAATAGTTCAACAAACCTTGTTACTTATTCAGAAGATATTAGTCAAAGTTCTTGGTTAAAAATAACTGGTGGCACTGGAGTTTCTCCATCTATAACAAGTAACTATGCTATTTCTCCAGATGGAACGCAAAATGCATCGAGGGTAGTTCTTGATGCTCCTTCGGTAAGTGGAAGTAATATTTCAATGATTAGAACAAACATAAGTGGATTACCAAGTCCTCACGATTCATCTATAAGTTTTTATATTAAATCTAATACATTAGACAATTATAAGATATTGGTTTATAATGGAAGTTTAAGCCCTATTGAAGTTATAGCTAATAATTCTTGGCAGAGAATTGAATTAAGCACAACAGTTTCTTCATCTGCGGATAGAATTCATTTAGGTTTATTTGATTTTGGAGGAATATTAACAGATAGTTATGCAGACGTATCTATTTGGGGCGCACAATTAGAACAACAATCATTTGTAACAAGTCTGATAAACACCTCTGGCTCAACAGTCACACGTGCTGCTGATACTGCAAGTGGTGCGGGTAATAGTGAAGTGTTTAATGATAGTGAGGGAGTATTGTTTGCTAATATAAAAACGTTTTTTAATGACCTTTTAAGTAGACCAATAAGTGTAAGTGATGGCACAACTTCAAACAGAATAAACTTGTTTTATCCTTCTAATCAAACACAAGTGTACGGAAGAATAACTTCTGGTGGAACTAGAACTGCTGATATGATTTTTAGCGGAATAATACAAACGTTATATAATAAAATTGCAGTAAAGTATAAAGTTAACGACTTTGCTCTATGGGTAAACGGCTTTGAAGTAGTAACAGATTCGAGTGGTGCAGTCCCTACTGGATTAAAAGAATTAAATTTAGATAATTCTGGAGGTACTAAATTTTTAGGAAAAACAAAAGAAATTGGCTACTACGATACTTCACTAACAGACGAAGAATTAGAATACCTTACAAGTTATAGGTCATTAAACGAATTAGTAACAGAATTAAACTTAAACGAATTATAAGATGAATACATTAAAATTTGGTAACGGAGAATGGTATGGAAAGAAAGATACTATCCTTGCCTATAATGATTTAAACTCGAATTATAAGCCACTGCCCTTCAATTTCTCAAGAGCATCAAAGGCTACTGTTATAAATAAAGATGGTTTAATTGAAGAGTTAGGTAGTGGACAACCAAGAGTAGATTTTTTAGGTAATACACAAGGTGCTTTAAAACTTGAGCCAGCTAGGACAAACCTAATAACTTACTCTGAATCTTTTCCTAATTTTTATTGGACAAAGAGTGGTGCTAGTATTCAAGCAGACCCAAGTACTCAAGGTAGTGAGTTGATAGCTAATGGAGATTTTGCTACTGATAGTGATTGGAATAAAGGAACGGGGTGGACAATTAGCGGAGGTTCTCTTAACGGTTCCTCAACAACTTCAACAGCTTTTCAAATAAATACGGGATTGGTGTCAGGTAAGATATACGAGGTGGTTTACACTATATCAAACTACGTTAGTGGTTCTGTCAGGATAGAGCTAGGAAGTGGGAATGTTTCTGTAGGCAGTATAAGGAGTGCTAATGGAACATACATAGAGTACATAGAAGCGTTAGGAGATGATAGATTATATTTTGATGGTATTGTATCTTTCACTGGCTCAATAGACAACGTATCTGTTAAAGAAGTACAAGGCTTTACATCGCCTGATGGAACTAATAATGCTTATAAGTTAGTTGAGGGTACGAATAATGGAAATCATAGCATAAGCGCAACAGTACTTGTAAATAGTGGGAATAATTCTTTTAGTATGTATGTGAAAGAAAATGGTAGAAAACACATATCATTATACACTAATTCAAGAGGTTCTGAAAATGACCAATATGGTTTTTACTTAAATGGAAGTGGCTCTGTAACCTTTAATAATACAAACGGAGATGCAACAATTACATCTTTAAGTAATGGGTGGTATAGGGTTTCAATAACACATCCTTCATCAGGATATAATACAAGGCTTTTTAAATTGTATTTATCAGATTCAGAAGTTTCAAGTAATACTATACCAAGTTATCAAGGAGATGGCTTAAAGGGTGTTTACATCTATGGATCACAAGTAGAAGCGGGAAGTTATAGCACATCGGCAATTTCTACATCGGGAAGTACAGTAACGAGGTCACGAGATTTATCAGATACTCAAAACTTATCTCACGTTATAGGACAAACAGAAGGAGTTATTTTTTATGATGCAATATTAGTGCATAAATCAACGAGTACTAGTGAAGATTTATTTGAATTATCAATAGATGATGGTAGTAATCAAAATATATTTTTTATAAATAATTATAATAATAGTTTAACAGTTGCTATGGTAAATGGAAGTTCTTACCAATTTACAAATAACTCTTACAATCCAACCGAAGGCGAAAGATATAAACTTGCTTTTGCTTATAAACAAAATGATTTTGCATTATACATAAATGGTAATCAAATAGCAACAGATTCAAACGGAACTGTACCAACAATGAATCAAATAACATTTGGTAATTATTATAATAACCAGTTAAATTTAGCAAATAGTGTTAAAATAAATGATTTTAAACTTTACAACACAAGACTATCAAATAGCGAATTACAAGCATTAACAAGTTAAGCGTAACAATTACACCTATAATAACAACAAGAGTAAATAATATAATAACTAATAGTTATAACCAAAAGTTAAAATAAATAAGTAATGAGAATAGCAAAATACGAATTTGATTCAAGAGAACAAGCACAAAGTAAAATTGATGCTCTTGGAACTACAACTGATGAAGATGGAAACGAATATCCAACTCACAAAAGTACTATTGTACAACTAGGAAATATTGTTCTTGAACAAGGGGAATATGACGAAGAAGGAGAAGAAGTAACTGCTCCAGTATTATCAGAAGGTTGGCATATTGACGTATGTTGGAATGATGAAGATATTACTACAATAGAAGAAGAAGCAGTTTTAGATGAAGAAGGTATGGTAGTAACTCCAGAGGTAACATCAGTTGACCATCCTTATGGTTGGAAATCCTATGCAATAGACATTGAAGGTAATGGTGTACATTCTTTCTACGGATTAGACTACGATTCACATAAAATCTAATTAAAGTGGATATGCAAGATATTAAATTAGGTGCTTTAAACTTTATAACCTTTATGGTTAGTTTTTCTAATATAGAACAATGGTTAAAATTAACTTTACTTTTAGTATCTATTGTGTACACAATTATGAAAATTATTAATATGAGCAAACAAAATAAAAATGGCTAATAAAATATCAGAAGATACACAAGTACAATTAGATTTAAAAACTATTGGTATTATTGTTATTGGCGCCGTTTCAATTGCATCTGTTTATTTTGCTTTACAATCAGATATTGAATTAGCAAAGCAACTTCCGGAGCCTGAAATAAAAAAATCAGAGTATGAATTAAAAGACGAGTTAGTTCGTACAACGATAATAAACATTAACGAGAAAGTAAATAAGAATAGTGAGAAGCTAGACAAGATAGACGAAAAACTATTTCAAATAATTAAAAGATAATTATGAAAACCTTTTTACTTGTTATATTACTTTTGTTTTCTGTAAGTCTATATTCTCAAAAAGTTACTTTATTGTATGTTAATTCAAGTTGGAATAAAAGCAACGATTATAAACATTTAAGTAAACTTAAAAACGTAAGAGTTTTAAAAGTTAATTATGATGACCAACCAAAGAAGTTTAAGGAGCAAGTTAAATCTGTTCCGGCTATTATATTATTTGATGAAAGTAATAAGCTAAAAAGAGTTTGGCAAGGTGGTTTATCAATGAGGTTAAATGTAGATCCTAAAGAGATACAAACAATGATAAATAAAATAATAGGACAATAAATTGAACTATTTTCATAAATAAATATTTTCGTATATTTACACAAAATTAATAATATTAAAAATTACATAAATGGCTACAACCGGAGTATTTAACGGAACTAACTTAATTTTAACAGTGGAAGGTGCCACAGTTGGACACACTACAAGTTGTTCAATGTCTTTATCAATGGACACGCCGGAAGCTACAACTAAAGATTCAAACGGATTTTCTGAGTATATCGGAGGCGTAAAAGGAGGAGAAATTTCTTTCGAGGGATTAGTAGTATATGACGATGCGTCAAATGCTATTGAGATGGCTGATTTTCTTTTAGCTAGAACTCAATTAACTTGCGTATTTGGAACTGCTGAAACTGGAGACGCAGTCTATACTGCTGAAGCATTTTTATCTAGTGTTGAAATGTCTGCTGAGATGGAAGCTGCAGTTACTTACAGTGGCTCTTTAACTATCACTGGAGCAATCACAAAATCAACTAACTAATAATAATTAGTTTTTATCATATAGGCCGCCGTCAATATTTGGCGACGGCTTTTTTTTATATTAATTTTAAACCTTAAAAAATGACAAACAAAAAAAGGGGTTACATTGACATCAAAGTCGGTAACAAAAACAGAACTCTACATTTTTCAATGAACTTTTGGTCGGAATTTACCGAGCAATTAGGAATCAGTCTAGCCGATATTGGCGGAGCATTTCAAAACGGAATATCAATAAAAGGATTAAGAGCCTTAGTTTATTCAGCAATCTTAGCAAACGACCAAGAAAACGGAAACGAAATAGATTATAATTTATTTACTGTTGGCGCTTGGTTAGATGAATTAGACGCCGAAAAAATAAATGAGATTGTTGAGGTAATGTTACAATCTAAAATTTTAGGTAATAGTTTAAATGGCGAAACTGAAACTAAGGGAAAGCGTCAGCCGTCAAAGAAACAATAAATTTTGAAAGCCTAACTGACCATTACATTGGATTAGTTGGAATTAAGCCTGACGATTTTTGGCGGCAAACTTGGAGGGAAAATGCTTTAATCGCCCAACACTATCATAACAATATCAATTTAAATTGGGAGCAAACTCGTTACATTGCCGTAATGATTCACAATGTGCAATGTGAGAAAAGATCTCAGATGTTAAAGCCTGAAGATTTATTTAAATTACCAAGCGATAATGCAAGAAAAAAGAAAAGGGCAGAGCCTAAATCTACTAAAGAGCAAATGGATGCTTTTATGTCAAAATATCAATCAATGACTAATAAAAAGACGTTAAAATAAAAGCGTCTTTTTTTTTGTATTTTTGTTTCAACTTATTTAATACTATGGCCGAACAGAATTTAAAAATAAATATTACCGGAGATTCTTCCAAGTTAAAAAATGCGCTTAGTTCTGCGAGTTCTAAATTGTCAAGTTTTGGCTCAAAGATGCAAAGCGTTGGGAAGTCATTATCAACTAGATTGACTTTGCCTTTAGTTGCAGTCCGGTGGCGCTGCTACAAAAGATGGCTTTTGATTTTGACAAGTCTATGACTTCAATTCAAGCGCTTGTAGGTGTTAGCTGCTGACAAGGTTTCAGAAATGGGCGAAGCCGCTAAAAAAATGGCGGTTGATACTGGTAAAAGTTCAAGAGAGGCAGCCGAAGCATTGTTTTTTATAACCTCTGCGGGTTTACGTGGTAAAGAGGCAATGGATGTTTTAGAAATGTCTTTAAAAGCAGCGGCAGTAGGTTTAGGAGAAACAAAAACAATAGCTGATTTATCAACTTCAGCGATGAACGCATACGGCTCAGAAAGTTTATCTGCATCCGGAGGCAACAGATATATTAACGGCCGCAGTAAGAGAGGGAAAACTTGAAGCGTCAGCGTTAGCCGGTGCTATGGGTGGGGTTATTCCTTTAGCGTCAAATATGGGAGTTTCTTTTGACCAAGTTGGTGCTGCAATGGCCTCAATGTCAAAAACGGGAACAGATGCCGCAACCGGCGCAACTCAATTAACGGCAATACTAGCATCATTAAAAAAACCTAGCAAACAAGCAGTAGATGCTTTAGATGCTATGGGAATGTCTACTGAAGGCGTTCAGCAATCATTGAGAGAAAAAGGTCTTTTAGATACTTTAGTGATGTTGCAAGAGGGTTTAAAACAGACTGGACAAGATACAACTGCATTATTTCCAAATATTAGAGCGTTAAAAGGTGTTTTAGATTTAACCGGTGCCGGTTTAGAGGATAATAAAAAGGTTTTTGATGCTTTAACTGATTCAATGGGCGCAACCGATAAGGCGTTTGAAAAAACTGCTAAATCTGCATCATTTAAAATGACGCAAGGTTTTAACGCAATGAAAGAGTCTTTGATGGAGGTTGGTCAAGTTATTATGATAACAGTAGCGCCATTGATAAAAAGATTAGGAGATTTTTTTACTTCACTTTCTGAAAAATTTAAAGCGTTATCGCCACAAACAAAAAAATTAATAGTTGTTTTAGCGGGTATCGCTGCGGCTTTAGGGCCAGTTATAGCGATTATAGGTACATTAATGACAATGGCTCCGGCTATTGGAGCGGCATTATCTGTTATGATGGGCCCGATTGGTTTAATAGTTGCCGGATTAACTGCAATTTCAGTTGTGATTTATAAAAATTGGGCGGGTATAAAATCAGCTCTAGTAAAAATAGGAAACTATTTTATAGAATTATACAATAATTCATTGCCTATTCAATTAGCGGTAGATTCGTTAATAATGAATTTTAAAAATATGTTAGCCGTTGGGAAGTTTGTTTTTTCTACTTTTTCAACAATAATAAAAACCTTTGCAAATAATTTTATGACATTATTTAAAGGTATTGGCGATATTATTATGGGTATTTTTAGCTTTGACAAAGATAAAATTGTTCAAGGGTTTACAGATTTAGCCGATGGATTAAAAAACAATGTTACAAGCGCATTTGATTCTATTAAAACAGACGCCTCAACATTAGGTAGTTCTGTTGTAGATAATTTCAATGAAGCGTTACAACAAAAAACAATAGCAAAAATTGTTATTCCAGTTGAGATGGCGGTTAGTGGTGCCGGAACAAGTAAAGGTGGAGTTACTCCAAGTAGTGTAAGTGGTGGCGGTGGTATTGCAACAAGACCGATGGCAACAACTGCAACGGAAGGAGTAAGCGGTGCGGGAATTCAAACACCTATAAGCGATATGATTGCAGCCGATACCGAAAGGCTCCCAACTGTTATGGCGGAACAACAAGCGGTTTTAGCAGAAAATAGACTATTAGCGCTACAACAAGCAGAGGAATTTAACCAAAGAGCCGGACAAATTGTAACTGGAGGTTTACAAAATTTAGCGTCAGGAATAGGCGCTGCATTTAATGCTGCACAGTCTGAGGCTGAAGATGCGGTTTATAATGAGAAAAAAGTTCGTTTTATGGGCTTTATGATGTCAATGACACAAGCGCAAGAACAAATGAGGAATATTGGTGCGTCAGTAGATAGGTCTTTTGGAGCAATTGGTAATTCTATTACACAAATGTTTGGAGGCGCACAATCTGCGGTTGGTGCTTTTGTTGGAACTTTAGCAAAAGACGCTTTGAAGATTCTAGGACATAATTTAAAAATTGCAATGGCGGGAGGTACTGCTGCTGCAACTGAAACCGCTAAAAGTTTCGGCCCGGCGTCAGCATTTGTTTTACCAGCATTAATAGCCGGTGCAACTGCTTTAATTAGTGGAACATTTTCAAAATTTGCAGATGGTGGAATTGTAAGCGGCCCGACAATGGGATTGGTTGGAGAATATCCCGGTGCAAGGTCAAATCCTGAGGTTATAGCGCCATTGAACAAGTTAAAAGGTATGATTGGAGAAAGTAGAGGAGGCGGAAATATAAACGTAACGGGAGAGGTTAGAGTTGACGGACAAGATTTATTGATTGCAATAGAAAGAGCAAACGAAACTGCGGGTAAGGGTTTACTAAAAAAAAAGAATGGCATACGGCGTTAAATACAGATTAGAATTTTCCGATGTTTTAGGATATGGAAAAAAAGTTGAAATATTAAAAAGAGATTATACCGGCGATATTCTTCCAATGATTGGAAGCGCAAATCCGGTTATAATATCTTGGCAATCATCTAACGATTTTTATAGTCCAATTATAGGCTCAAAATGTCAATTAAACCTATTTGTTACCGATGACGTTACTTATGATGATTTTTATAAGTTTGACGAAAGAGAATATAAGGTTGTCGTTTACTACAATCAAACACAAGGCGGTTTATATTCTGATAGGGTTTCAGATGATGGAGGGAGTATTGAATCTATTGATTGCGTAGAAAATACTATTGACCCAACATTAACAACCTCAACAAGTTTTAGACGTAATATTTTAAATGAAGGAGGATCACTTGAATCTATTGGTTGTATTTCTGATAAAATTACAGAATACAAAATTGCTAATTGGGCAGAATATTGGTCAGGTTTTTTAGTTGTAGACAGATACAAAGAGAAAATGATTACACCGCCATTTGCGGTAAGTTTTAACGCTTTTGATGGTTTAGGTACTTTAAACAATTTTGATAGCCCAATAGGCTATAATAACAATAATGCGCCAATAAGTAAAACAAATCTTCAACGTATTACTGAAATATTAGAAAATTTAAATCTTTATTTAGACATTCATATAGCGTCAGATATAAAATTTAGAACATTTTTGCCTTTTGCGTCTATTGATTATGAAGATATTACAACTTTAGATTTTGGATTTGATGAAATGACTGGCGATTATGGGTTGCTAAATGCAAAAGAACAACTAGAATTAATACTTAGACAATATAATTTAAGAATTTTCCAATCTTATAATAAATGGCATATCGTTGAAGTAACAAATATTTTTGACTATTACGTTAAAGATATGATTTTAAATCAAGTTCAAACTGGCACAACTCCAACACAAATAAGAGATAAAATTACAACACAATTAGAAAGCACCTCAGAGGAGTATTTAGATTTTAGAAAATACAATTATTATGGAGCATCAATAGGAACAGAAAGGAAACAAGTTCTTTACAGTAATAAAAACGATTTAATAGAAACCGGAAACAGTTTATCAAGAGAGTTTTTGCAACCGGCATCTGAAGTTCATATTCTTGGAAGATATTTAAAAACAAAAAACGCATTTTATAACTCAGGTTTTGAGTATGGAGATTATGGTTTTGATATTTTGGTTAATACCTCTTTACCGCCTACTTTAAATATTACAAATGGTGGTAGTGGTTTTGCAAGTGGAACTAGAAACTACTTTGTTTTTGGTGGTAGCGGTAGCGGTATGGTCGTAGAGGCTACTATTTCAGGAGGCGGAGTGCAATCTCTTGTAGTTGTTACCAATGGAAGTGGTTACCTATTAGGAGATATTCTTCAAATTGTAAACAATAGTGGAATTGGTGTTGAATGTATGTTTGAGATAACTGCATTACCATACTACGCAGAAATTGCAACTGATGAAATATCTTTTCAAGGTAGGCGATCAATGAAACTAGCAGACTTTGCTCCGACTACTGGATTTACGCAAATGTTTTCTTTTGAAACTGATGCTTTTAATCCACAAGAGGTAAAATATTCTGATTTTACTTGTAAAGTAAAATATTATGTTCATTTTTTAAATTCACAAAATCCAAACATTTCATCAAATTTAAGTTATACAATATTTACGTTTGTAAATGGTACTGGGTATTATTGGGATTCTGAAAATGGTAAATTTTCATCAACCTATTTTGGCACTAATACAATAACAACAGAATTTGCTAACAAGTGGATTGATGTTAATATTGCTTTAAATGATACTGATTTAAATATTGGTACAAGTACAAGCGCAACTATTAAGTTTTTTATATCCAACACACAATGTTCGAGTACTGAATATGACACAACTTATTATGATAATTTTCAAATACTACAATCTAAAACATCAGCAAGTGAATCAGACCAAAAATTTATATCTAAATTAACTAACGTAGGAATAAACACTAATATTAAAAAAGTTACTAGAATACCTGACCAAAAATCAGGATATTTTAGAACAAGAGGCGCCTATCCTTCAACATCTTTTAAGCCTTTTAGTATTGATTTAATGACTGTTTTAGGAAAAAATATATCCAATGATTACAGAAACTTTGTTACAAGATATACCGGAACTTTTAGAAATTTAAAAAGAGAGCCTATGTCTATTCACAATAAAATATGGCATTACTTTTCAGCTAATGAATTTGATCCACAATCATCAATAATTGATGGCCTTACCTATAACGTAAAAAATGCAGAGTTTAAAGTTGTATCACATTTACCAAATAATGATGACGATACACCAACAACTAACATAATAAATTAAACTTTTTTCTTTTGTTTTGTTTGTCAGCCGTCGTTTAACAACTTTGTTATTCGGCGGTTTTTTTAAAAATAATTTTTTTATTTGAAAGTTTTTTTTTATTTTTGCGTAACAAAATAAATAGAAAATATGTTTGAAAACAACTTTAAAGCCGAAATGAAACGGCTAAATTTAAAGCGTTATGATGTTTGCAGATTGCTAAATTGCACAATGCCAACACTAAAATCACGTTTACAAAATCCTAAATCGTTTACAATTAATGAAGTGTCAATATTACAAGGCGCTGAATTTAATTTGAATGGAATAGAATTAACCTTAAATTTTTAAATTTTATGAAAACAATAAACATTAAAGGAAAAGAGTACATTACAGTTAATGAGCGATTAATTTATTTTAGAACTAAAGATGAATTTAAAGGCTATGGAATCAAAGAGGATATTGTTAGCATTGATGATACAGAAGGAATTTTTAAAGTAACAATCTACGATTCTAATGGAGAGCCAATTGTATCGGCACACGCACAAGAATACAGAGATTCAAGTTACATAAATAAAACATCTTTTGTAGAGAATGGATTTACCTCTGCTTTAGGTAGGGCGTTAGGTTATTTAGGTATAGGAATAGATACTTCAATAGCATCGGCAAACGAAGTTCAAAACGCCGTTACAAATCAAAAGTCAGACGACAGAGAGTGGCTAAATGAATCACAACTAAACGCAACTTTAAAGGGTACAAAAGACCAAGCCGAAAAGGTTTTAATTTCGTATAAAATGAAAAAAGTTTACAGAGAACAAATAGTAAATAAGTTTAATTTAAAATAGTAAAACAATGAGTAAAGAGACAATCTACTGCGGAGGCGGTAAGCAAGTAAAAGGAGAGTACGGAACTTTTAGAGCCGTAACAATTAATCTGTCAAATCTACCGGCAGAACATATTTTCGAATATGAAGGAAAAAAGTATGTAAAGCTAAATATCAGCGATAAAAAAGAGGCTGACCAATACGGAAAGGATGTTTCTGTTTCTGTTAATACTTGGAAACCGGAGGCACAAACTGAGCAAAAAGCACAAGCGGCAGCTCCAGTAAATGATTTACCATTTTAGGTAATTGACAAGCAAAAATGAATAAGCGGTTTCAAATTGGAATCGCTTTTTTTTATAAATTATTTTTTTAATTGAAAGTATTTTTTTAATTTAGGCAAATATTAACATTTAAAATCTTAAATTATGGAAAAAGAATTGATTAAATTTTTAACAATGCAAGTTGAGGCATTGCAGAAACAAAACAAAAAATTAGGAAAACAAAACGAAAAACTACAACAAATTTTAAAAGAACAAACAGATTATATCTGTGATAATAGATTATAGAAAAATGAATAAATCAAAAACTAGAATAGGATTAACAACTTATTTATTGCTATCAGTAATAGTGGCAATAATTATTCTTTTTATAACATCAATCGTTAAATAAAAAAAATGGAAACAAAACAAAAAGAAGTAAAAGCGCTATTTGACACTAACGAGGATTATCATTCATCTCCAGGAATAAGCGCATCAGGTTTAAAAGCAATATTTAAAAAATCAGTATATCACTTTTTAAATCAAAAGCCTTTTGAATCCTCTGCAATGGCGTTAGGTACTGCGGTACATTGCGCAATGCTAGAGCCTGAATTGTATTATAAAGACTTTCACGTTATGCCAAAGATTGACAGACGTACAAAGGCGGGAAAAGAGCAATTTGCTATTGAAAAAGAAAAAGCGGAAGGAAAATCCTTAGTTGCATTTGACGACCATCAAAAAATAACTGCGATTCTTAATAACTTTAGAAATCACGATTTAGCACAAAAATACTGCAAAGGCGAAATTGAATTGTCGCATTATTTAGAACACGAGGGTTTGCAAGTTAGAGTAAGGCCCGACTGTTTAAATAGAGTTGAGAATTTTATTAGTGATGTTAAAACGTGCCAAGATAATGCACCAATGGCGTTTAAAAGAGACGTTTACAAATATGGCTATCACTTACAATGCGCATTTTATTCTAATATGTTAGGAATACCGGCTGAAAATTTTAGATTTATAGCGGTTGAAACTAATTATCCTTTTTCGGTAGAGGTTTACGGATTGAGTGAGGAAATGATTGAGCAAGGCCGTAGAGGTTGGAAAAGAGCCTTCGGCGATTGGAAAATATATAAACAAACCGGAATTGTTTCAGGATATAACTGGAATGAATTTTCTGAAGATGGAAGTTTAATTTTATAAAATATTATATGATTGAAAATTTAGAATTATTAAAAAACTTAATTATAAGAAATTTAAAGTTTGATCCTACTTCAAAAAGTAGAATTAGAGATGTTGTTGATGTTAAAAAAATATTTTGTTTGATTGCTTTTTACGAGGTTAAAGGTTTTCGATATGCAAAGGTCGGTAGTTTTTTGGGTATGAATCACGCAACAGTTGTTCATCACGTTAGAACGGCAAAAGATTTGTTAAAGTTTGACCCACATTTTAAAGAAATGTACAACAGAATCGAAGCTAATTTTTTTATGGCGAATCAAGAAGTTGTAATTTCTGATATTGAAAGCGAAATGAATATTCTTTTAATAAAGTTAAAAAGATTAAGACAGAAAAGAAACGATTATTTAAATAAAAAAGAGGAACAAGAATTGTTGGCGCAATTTGAAACTGAAGATATAATAACAACAGAAACATTAACTCAAAATAAAAAACCTTTACTATGGACGAATTATTAATAAAAGTTGAAAAATCAAAAAAGCATCATTACAACGTTACAATTTACAAAGGCAACAAAATGTTTTTTGCAGAATTAGAACGTTCTGAGATTAGGCACATTATAGAGGTTTTAGACAACGGAATCTAATGGCTAGGGCAAATCCATATCAAAAGTATTTAAAGGGCGAGGATTTACTTCAAAGGGCGGTAATTAATTATATTCAGATGCAATATCCTGATGCAATTTTTACGCACCCAATGAATGAGGGTAAAAGGTCGCCTTTTGAACAATACAAATTAAAATATTTAGGCACAAAGCCGGGAATTCCTGATTTACTTATTTTTACGCCAAACTCAAAAAGAAGCGGTTTAGCGATAGAATTAAAATATAAGTATAACAAACCTACACCAAAGCAAAAAGAATGGCTTAAATGGCTTAAAAAATGCAATTGGGATGCTATTTGGTTAAATAACTTTGACGATTGTAAAGAAGCTATCGATAATTACTTTAAAAATTAAAAAAAATGCAATATAAAACCATCTACTTTGACGCTGAAAAACAAAAAGTGCGATACACACAAAGTTCAACAACAGATAAAATAACTAATTATAGTTATATCGGAAAATCAACACGAGTTGAGTTTGATCTACTGATTGAGTTGCTTTGGTACAAGTACGAGGATAGCGAAATACCTTTGGAGGATTTTAAAAAAATCTTCGAGGAACTAAGAAAATTTTGCGATTCAATAAAATATCAGCTAAATTTGTAAAAATATTTTTTCAAAATGGAAAACAAGAAAAACTATTATGCCGTTATACCGGCAGAGGTAAGATATTCTAAAAATTTAAAGGCTAACGAGAAATTAATGTACGGCGAATTAACCGCCTTGGCAAATGATAAAGGTTATTGTTACGCCTCTAATGAGTATTTTTCACAACTTTATGAGGTATCAAAATCTACTGTTTCAAGATGGGTTTCTAATTTAGAAAGAAATAAATTTCTAAAAATAAAAATGATTTATGAGAAGGGTACAAAGAACATAAAAGAAAGAAGAATTTACATTTCTACCCTATTGACGAAAAGCGCAATACCTATTGACGAAAAAATCAATACCCCTATTGACGAAAAGCGCAAGGTTATATATAAATATAATAATAATAATAATATAAAAAAGAATAATGTACAAAATGTAAAAGCGCCTATATTTACTGAGATTACTGAAAAGGCGTTTCCACATTTCATAAGCCTTTTTCCTTTAAATTATAGACCGAAAACAAAAGCACAAAAAAATAAATGGTTGGAGTGCTTAGATAAAATTCAGCGTATTGATAAATATAATTTACGAGATGTTTACAACGTGGCAAAAGATTTAAGAGATGACCAATTTTGGGCGAAAAACTTTTTAAGTATTCTTAAATTAAGAAACACAGATAAAAACGGCATAAAGTACATTGATAGGTTTATGGACGATTACCGCTCTAAAACTAAACCAATAGGCTATAATAAAATAAAAGGAATTATTGAGTATTATATTTACACCTCCCCGGCAACTGGTCAAAAAGAACTAGGAGCAAAAACAAAAGGCGGAGAGTTATATGAATTTAATATAAAACAAACATTGCAAACAAAAGAGTTTCACGAATTAAAAAAATACGTTAAAGATGGCAACAAGTAAATTAAAAACAGTTAATAGTTTAAGCGGCGGTAAAACGTCAAGCTATATTGCTGCAAATTATCCGGCAGATTACAATGTATTTTCTTTAGTTAGAACAAATGATAAAAATTGTATGTTCCCTGATAAAAAAATAAGGCAAGAGGTTTCAGATAGATTAGGTACAGAATTTATTGGTACTTTGGAAGAGGATATGATTATTTATACAATGTTGGATTTAGAGCAGTTTATAGGTAGTAAAATCGATTGGGTTACTGGAAAGACATTTGATGAAACTGTTACAAGGGGTAAAGATGGAAAGATACAATTACCTACACCAATGAGAAGATTTTGCACAGTTGAAATGAAGATAGAGCCTATATTTAACTTTTGGAAAGAAAACATTAAAGAAATTGTTGAAACAAGAATAGGTTTTAGAGCAAACGAAACAAGACGAGCAAATACAATGATTGAAAGATGTAAGCCTACAAATGGAGTTATGACTTTTAAAACAATAGTTGGTAAAAGAAAAACACAAAACAAATGGGCAGATGTACCATATCAAATACCAAAATTTCCTTTGATAGAAGATAATATATACAAAGATAAGATTGAAAAATATTGGCAAGATAAAAATGTGCGTTTTGCTTATATGAATAATTGTGTTGGTTGTATGCATAGAAATCCTTTACTGTTACGAAAGATGTTTGATAAAGAGCCTAAAAAAATGAATTGGTTTGTTGAAACAGAAAAAAAAGCTATAAAATCTTACAAGAATAATCAATGGAGAGCAGATACAACTTATGAAAAAATAGGAAAATCTTTAAGTCAGTTTGATTTATTTGATGATGATTTTAATGAATGTGATAGTGGTTATTGTGGATTGTAAAAAATTAAAATATTGGCGTGAATCTGATTTGTTTGATTGGTTATCAAAAAACTATTATAATTTGTTAGTTGATACTAGCGATAATTTTTCAAAATCTGATTGTTACGATATTGAAACAAAAAACAGAATAGAATTAAAATGCAGAGCAACGCATTATGACAAATTAATAATTGAAAAACCTAAATACGAATATCTGATAAAAGAATCAAAAAAGTATGGCGATGTTCCAATTTACATAAATAGCACACCTAAAGGAATTTTTTTATTTGAGTTAGAGGATCTAAAACTTAAATGGTTTGAAAAACCTCTGCCAAAAACAACAGACTTTAAAAACAACAATTTAACAAACAAAGAAGTAGCGACAATAAATATTAATAAATCAAAACAATTAAAGTAATGGAGGAAACATTAAAAGAAATAGAGAGATATTTAGAGGTAACATATCCTGATGATTGGTTTTTACCTAGTAAATTAGATATTTTAAGACTTAAATTCTTATCAGAGTTAAAGCAACAAAAGATTGATGATTTAAAAAAACAAATATCAGATTTGAAAAATTAAAATATTTTTTCTAATTTAGCGAAAACAAACAATATATTTTATGAAAACAAGATTAAGAACTAACATTGAAAGGACATCTTTTAGATTAGATGTTATAAAAAATGGAGAATTACAAAAGTTTTATTTTTACAATGAAAAAAAGGCGAAAATTTTTCAAAAAAATATAACAAAAATCTAAAACAAAAAGGGCGCATGCGCCCTTAAAAAAAAACAAACAAAAACTTAATGAAAACATTTAAAGACTTCAATATTGATGTCGGCAATAAAACGACCGGCAAAATTAAAACACAATGCCCAAAGTGCAGCCATACAAGAAAAAACAAACGTGACAAATGTTTGTCAGTAGACTTAGACAAAGGTTTATGGAATTGCCACAACTGCGGGTTTGGAGGTACTACAAAATTTGAGAAAAAGCAAGAGTATATTGTACCTCAGAAAATAAAACTAAATATTTCTGAGCCAGTTATTGAATGGTTTAAGGGTAGAGGCATCACAGAGCCAACTTTAAAACATTGGAAAGTAGGGCAATCAATGGAATATTTTCCGCAAGTAAATGCAAAGCGTAGAGCCGTAAACTTTAACTACTACCGAGAGAATGAACTTGTAAACGTAAAATTTAGAGATTCGCAAAAGAATTTTAAAATGGTTTCAGGTGCGGAACTTATATTTTATGGCCTTGACAATATAAAAGAAATGGACAAAATTTATATTGTTGAGGGAGAAATGGATGCTTTGACTTTACACGAGGCGGGTATCTATTCCGTTTGTTCTGTTCCAAATGGTGCGTCTAAAGGAAGCCAAAGACTAGAATACTTAGATAACTGTTGGCAATACTTTAAAGACAAAAAAGAAATAATACTTTGCACAGATAACGACAATCCGGGAATTGAACTCAGAAAAGAACTTGCAAGAAGGTTTGGCGCATATCGTTGTAAATACGTTGATTTTGGCGATTATAACGATGCTAACGAGATTTTAATATCTAAGGGAGCAGAAACATTAAGAAACATTATCAAAGGCGCTAAAAACTTTCCTTTAGAGGGCGTTTTAAATGTTGATGACATTTGGCAATCGGTTTTAAATTATAATGAGGCGGGAGTCAAAAACTATTCAATAGGTTTGCCGAATTCAGATACATATTTTAAAATGTCTTTAGGAGAGTGGTCAGTTGTTACGGGAATACCAAATTCAGGAAAGTCTGATGTAATTGACCAAATATTTTGCAACCTAGCAACTACCTACGATATGAGATGCGCAATCTTTGCTCCTGAATCATTTCCATACGAAGGCCACATAAAAAGAATTGCTAATAAATTAAACGAAACTAATTGCGATAGTAACCAACTAAATAACACAAAAGATTTTATTGAAGATCATTTTTATTGGGTTAAAATAGATTTAGAAAATCTAACTTTAAAAGCAATATTAAACCATTTTAAAGAATTAGTATTTCAAAAAGGAATTAACGTCTGTGTAATAGATCCTTGGAATATGCTCGACCATTCAGCACAAAGAGACCATTCTTATATCGGAAAAGTATTATCGGAAATTACACAATTTTGTCAGCAAACAAATACACATTTGTTTTTAGTGGCGCATCCTAGAAAAATAGAAAGCGAAAACGGAAACTATAAAAAACCAACTTTGTATGATATAAGTGGCTCTGCTGACTTTTTTAACAAGGCTTACAACGGATTAATAGTTTATAGATGTATTGGACAACGTACTAAATTTGATTCTGATATTGTTAAAATGTATGTAGAAAAAGTAAAACGAAAAGAAAACGGACAACTAGGAGATTTTGATATTGCTCCTGATTTTAAAAATGGCGGTGTTTATAGAGATGTTGATTTAAATACAAAAAGGTTTGAAGTTGTAACCGATGATAATGTACCATTTTAGTATGCCTAAAAATAAAAAAATAAACATACCGCAAACAGACGATCACAGAAAGGCAATGCAATGGTGTATAAAAAACAATATTACAGTTGGCGTTCTACCTACAAAAAAAGGTTTGAAAGTTGAAATAAACGAAAATGGAGACAAAAAAGTATCGCCAAAAATATACACACAAGAGGAAGCACAAAAAAAAGTAATAGAATTATATTTGTATATTTACAAAAAATACTGGCAAGTATGAACATAAACTTCAACACAACTATTTTTGCTTTATTCGGCATATGCTTTGGCGCTAATTATTGGAATTCTAATATGGATGACGATTTTGGCGAAACAGATTTAACCGGAGAAACAGAACATTGTTTGCAATTCTTTATTGCGGTAGTTGGAATTTCTTTTGTTTGGTTTACACAAGATAAATAATTACTCTTTTGAAAAAAAAAGTAAACATTGCATCTGTAAAAGAAAATCCGGACAATCCAAGATTTATAAAAGATTCTAAATTTAAAAAATTAGTCAAGTCAATTAAGGCGTTTCCTGAGATGTTGGAGAAAAGGCCAATAGTAGTTGATGAGAATATGATTGTTCTTGGCGGAAATATGCGTTTAAAGGCTTGTAAGTCTGCCGGGTTGTTTGAGGTTTGGATTGATATTGCACAAGGTTGGACAGAAGAACAGAAGCAAGAGTTTATTGTTAAAGACAATGTAGGTTTTGGAGAGTGGGATTGGGATATACTAGCGAATGAATGGGATGTTCAAAAATTAGTAGAATGGGGGGTTGATCTACCCGTTTATGATGTTCCTATTGATGATGACCAAGAAGATAAAGACGGCACAGATAAAGAGGTTTGCGAATTGTGCGGTAAATAAATTTGCACAATTAAAAGAAAAATTATAATTTAGCAGAGAATTAAGAACGACCAAGTTTAAAATTCTTTTTCATAAAATTTAAGTTTGTACCTCTCAGAAATGGGAGGTTTTTTTATTTTTTTAAAGATTTTTTTGTTTTTTCTTGTGTAATTGAAAAAATTCTTTTACTTTTGGAGTGTAAACAAATAGAAATTATGAAAGAATTATTAAGTCAAGTAGCAGTTAAATTAATAGAAAACAATTTTAGTGATAAAAGCATTTTAGTTTGTGGATCAATATTAAAAGAAGCATTTGTAAAAGAGGGGTTTTCAAGAGTATTAGCAAACGAGTTTGCAATTGATGCTTTAAAAATAACTTTAACAACTTTAAAAAGTATTAAATAAAAAATATAAGTTAAACATCAGACGTGGTGGAATAGTGCATAAATGGAAAAACCAAATAAGCTATTTAATTAACCTCCTAGAAATAGGGGGTTTTTTTATGTATTTATATTTTTTTAACTTTGCGTTATGACAACAAATTCGGACATAGTAAAAAAGAATCTTTTAGAGGCGTTAGAAAAATCGCTTGGAATAGTTACAACGGCTTGTAAAATAGTCGGTTGTGCAAGGTCTACATTCTACAAGTATTACAAAGATGACCAAGACTTTAGAACGTCTGTTGATGAGTTAGAAAATTTAACTTTGGATTTCGTAGAATCAAAACTTCATAAGCAAATTGAAAACGATAACACAACTGCAACAATATTCTATTTAAAGACCAAAGGTAAAAAGCGGGGTTATATTGAACGTAAGGAAGTAGAGATGACCGCAGAGGTTAGTACGAGTAAATTATCAAACGAGGCAAAAAAGAAAATAGACGACATTCTAAACGATGAATATTAACGAAATAATAAAGCAAAAATGTGAAGATTCGCTTTTGTTTTTTACTCGTTATATTTTCAAAGAAAACACCGGAAATAAATTCGAGGCAGCAAAGTTTCATAGAACATTAGCCAACACATTACATAAAGTTCATAACGGCGAAATAAAGCGCCTTATAATTAATATTCCCCCACGATACGGAAAAACTGAAATAGCCGTTAAAATGTTTATTGCGTGGACACTTGCTAAAAATCCAATGGCAAAGTTTATTCATTTATCTTATTCCGATTCGTTGGCGCTAGATAATAGTTCAATGACAAAAGAATATATTAATTCAGACGCCTATCAAAGCATTTGGAATCTACAACTAAAAAAGGATTCACAATCACAAAAGAAATGGTACACAACGCAAGGCGGTGGAGTTTATGCAACATCTTCAGGAGGTGCAATTACCGGGTTTGGTGCGGGTACTGGTGGAGCAATTATAATTGATGATCCTTTAAAACCTGATGACGCATTATCAGACGTTAGGCGGTCATTTATAAACAATCGATACAATACAACTATTAGGTCAAGGGTTAATGATAGGGATGTTCCTATTATCGTAATTATGCAGAGGTTACACGAGGAAGATTTGAGCGGTTATTTATTAGATGGCGGAAGTGGGGAGCAATGGCATCATTTGAAGTTAGCAGCATTAGATGACGAAAACAATGCGTTATGGCCTGAGAAACATTCTTTTGAGGAACTTGAAGCAATACGCCAAGCGGACAGATATACTTTTAGTGGTCAGTATTTACAAATCCCTTCGCCTCCAGAGGGTGGAGAGTGGAGGAAAGATTGGTTTAATATTATACACAGAGCCGAGTTACCGAGCGATATATCTTTTGAAATGTATATTGATGGCGCTTATACTAAAGACACAAGAAACGACCCGACGGGAATACAAATAAGCGGTAAAAGTGGCGACAATCTTTACATATTTAAAAGCATCGACAAATACTTGGAAATGCCTGAACTAAAAAACTTTGTTACCTCTTTTGTGCAATCGTGTGGCGTTCCAATATCACAAATATTAGTCGAGCCTAAAGCATCCGGAAAATCACTTGTGCAACTACTAAGGCGTGAGACTAGATACAATGTATCAGAAATAAAAACAAACTTTGTTAGGTATTCTAAAATCGAACGTGCGAGAGCATCCTCGCCATTTATTGAAGGCGGTAGAGTTTTCCTAGTCAAAGATAATTGGAATGATGCGTTTTTACAACAAGTTAGCACGTTTCCAAATGCTAAACACGATGAACACATTGACGTAACTTCCTACGCTATTGAAAGGAATTTAATTAACAACTTTTTTGTAGTTTAAAAACAATTTTAAATTTTGTATTTTTACGAAAATTTTATATTACTTTAAAATATGGCATCTTTCTTTGACCGATTCAATTTTTCAAAAAAAAATCAAAACACAAACGAGCAATATAACAGAGCCATTTATAATTGGCTAGGTAATTCTGTTCTTTGGAATAATGAGAACGATGATTCTTATATTACGGAAGGTTATCAAAAAAATGCAACAATATATTCTTTGATAAATTTAATCACAAAGGCGGCAACAACAATTCCGTTTCAAGTTTATGAAAAGACAAACGAAAACGATTACAAAAGATATAAGGCTTTAACTTCAGGAATGATGGATTCAGCGTCTATTCAAAAGGCGTCTATATTGCAAAAAAACGCATTGGTTGAATTACAAGATACTGAGTTGCATAAAATATTAGAGCGACCAAATCCGGCACAATCTTACAACGCTTGGCTAACTGAATTAATTGCTTTTGGTAAATTAACTGGTAACAGATACATTTACGGAATTGGCCCAGATACTGGAGCAAA